ATGACGATAAATAGATTTGGAGAACAGCCGTGGATAATCACCGAAATACTTGGAGAAGGGAAGTTTAGGGCAGTGCCGAAAAGCCATTATGAAGAATATAAAAAATATATTTCAAAAAGTTCAGATGTTGCTGACAGAAAACATTATCAGAACATGATTGATGCGAGAGCAGAAACCCATGACATCTCTGGCAAAGTAGATGAAAAACACTTTGTCTACAGGCTTAACGAAAAAGAGATTCCCAGAGAAGCACGAAGACAGGGATTGGTCGTAACAGATGCAGGAGACTTTTGGCGAATAGAAGTACCAGCAGAACGTGCTAAAATGCCCGTCGAAGCATTTGGAGTAGGAGCTATACCGTTTCTTCCTTCAGAAAGGGAGAAGGATTAGAATACCATTCAGTTCACCTAGAAAGCCTTTCTGAAGAGGACCTGGGTGTTCAGAATAGCCATTAAAATGACATTTATAGATGATTATTGCAATATCTGTGGGGAGCATAGAGACTCTTGTGAATGTGGAGATACAGATGAAAGAGACGAAGTAGATGAAGAATTAGAAGAATAACATGAAAAAGTTTTTTTTTGAAATTTTAAAAGTACATAGGAATTTTAAGCCGACTGAAAGAGTTCATCCTTTGAAGTTTTGGATAATGCTTCATAAGACGTATTTTGACACCGGTTGGGGACTCATGAATTACTTTAAGTATTTTTTTCTTGGAAGTAGCGGCATAGGCTTGCTAAAAGGCTCTTCAGAGATGTTATATGGCAGTCTTATAGCTCTCGGAGCGTTATCGTATGCTCTTGGAATCATATATTACGCATTTGACTTCGCAAGAGTGCAAGTAGACATAGGAAATCAAGTCAATCCTTTTGTAGAACAGATGTTAAAAACAAAAGAAAAATGAAAGAGCAAGAGCTTTTAAAATTGAGAAAAGAGGCGCTTCTTATCCCGTCTTATGCAGAAAGGAATGTGCCTTTTAAAAAGTTCTTAAGAGAGGAGCTGCCAGAGACAGGAGGGATCTATCGCTATTATGAAGATGTGCCTTATGCATATAAGGGACATCCTTCTCCAGAAGCTCAGATAATGACTAACATGATTAAGAGATTCTTTGTTTCTACGGCAAAGTTTCTTAAGAGCTCTAAATTGTCTGCTATAGCATTAGCTATTGCACCCAGGTCATTCCAGAAGAAGCTTTTTGAGTCATATATAGATAACTACCTTTGGTGTCATGTTCAAATGATTAGATGGAAGAATGACAAATACTGTATATGCTGTAGAGAGATTATAAGAGCTGGAGAGAAGATATCATATAGGTTTGAAGGACAACATATGGGTTATATTGGCAAGTTAGCACATCTGGCAGCAAACATCTTAGAATTTGACAACGCATATCGCTGGAGGATTCAAGATACATTTACCGGTCTTAAGAAGAAAGAAGTCTTAAAAGACGTTTCATCAGGAATAGGAGAGATGATTTATGTTATGGGAAGAAGAGAAGAGCCAGCAAGAAGAACAGAGAAATATGAAGACATAAAAAGCGCTTTAAAGCTATTGCTTTTTATAAGGAGAGACTTCAAAAAGATATTATATGAATTCCTAAAAGAGCTAAACTTTGATAAAATGAAACTAGATGAAGGAGATATATACTGGAATCTTACTCGAACAGACTATAACATACTTGGTTTGCCTTATAAAGAAAGAGCTAGAAGGTTTTTAGAGATAAAAGAGAGTTTTAAAAGAAAGACAGATAAGATATGATAGACTCAAGTACAATGTATAACATGGTATATAATATAGCTAGATAGCCAGATAAGCATAATAATAGCGCAGGAGCGTAGATTAGTATAGAAAATTATGTCTAGAACACTCGGCTCAAAAAACACAGCAGCAGACATAAGAGAGTATATGAATAAAGTCGTAAGCAGCAATAAAGAAAAGCTTATAGCTTCTATGCTTGATTCTGCAACAGGCCTTTATGTAGAAGAGACAGATAAAAACGGCATAAGAAAAGTTTATAAAAGAGCCCCTGATTCTAAAGCAAACGCATATCTGATGGACCAGACAATCGGGAAGGCTACAGAGAAGTTAGAGATATCAGGACAAGTTGCTCTTGGAGTAATAGTTTTGCCATCTAAGGTCGCAGGCAGGAGTTTAATTCAGGGGCAAGAAACAGACGATGACACTTATACAAGATTACAAGATGAAAACAGAGGCCGTTAAAGGAATATCGACAGACTTCATTTTTCTTGACGATGAATGGAAAAAAATAGAATGGCAGGCTAATTGGGGTCCTCAAACAGAGGCGTTAGCAAGAGATGAAGATGAGATATTTTATGGCGGCTCACGAGGAGGAGGAAAGACAGCAGCTGGAATGGCGTGGCTGATAGACGCTAAGTACATTCAAAATAAAAATTATAGAGCATTGATTATCAGAAAAAACGCAGATGACTTATCAGACTGGGTAGACAGAGCAAAAGACATGTATAGCAGCTTAAACGCAGAGCATGTGGGCAAGCCGGGGGAATTTAGATTTTCAAGTGGAGCAATTTTCAGGCTTGGACACTTGAAAGATGAAGATGCTTACACGAAATATCAGGGGCACGAATATCACAAGCTCCTGTTAGAAGAGGTGACTCAAATCCCAACTGAAGAAAGATATCTGAAACTTGCGTCTTCTGTTCGTTCAACAGTTCCTGGTCTTTGGCCTCAGATATTTCTCACCGGAAATCCTGGAGGATTAGGGCATGCCTGGGTGAAAAGACGATTCATTGATACTGCAAATCTTTATAGCTACAAGTACAAAGACCGGTATGGGGTTATGCGCTCAGCTAAAATGGGAGAGCCGTATGTAGACCCTATCACAAAGAAAAAAAGAATTTTTGTGCCATCTAAGATAGAAGATAATCCAGTGCTTATGAAAACAGACCCTTCATACGTAAACTGGCTTGAGGGTCTTCCTCCTGATTTGAGAAGGGCTTGGAGAGAAGGCGATTGGGGAGTATTTGCTGGTCAATTCTTCAACGAATGGAGAGATGACATACACGTAAAGCCATACTTTCCAATTCCAGTTACGTTTAAAAAATTCGGTTGTTTAGATTATGGGAGCACTAATCCATTTGCGTTTTATTGGGTGGCTATTGACTGGAACGGAGATTATTGGGTGTACAGGGAATACTACGCTTCTGGCAAAACAGCAGAAGAAAACGCTAAGGCAGTAGTTGCTCTCAATGGAGAAGATTATCTTCAGACAGTTGTAGGAGACAGAGCGATATTCGCAAAGCAAGGCTACGGAGAAACTATTGCAGACATTTTAATGAGAAATGGAATTGGAAAGGGAGATGGATGCATTCCATTTCTCGAGCCGAGTATGGGAGGGCCTGGAAGCAGGATAGCAGGAGCTCAGATATTCAGGCAGAAGCTAGCATGGGGAATAAACATGCGCCCTAAGATGTTTTTCTTTCCGAATTGTAAGAATGCTATAAGAACAATTCCAGAGCTTATACACGATGAAAGAAATCTCGAAGATGTAGATACTACTGGGGAGGACCATTCGTATGATTCTATAAGAATGCTATTGCAAAAATTAGAAGATGTCAAAGTAGAAAAGCCTCCGACTGGAGTAGAACAAAAGCTTAAGATGCAAAAACAAAATATGATTGCTAATGTCGAAGCAGTCATGAACGCTAGATTTAACGAAGAAGTATGAAGATAATTGTAAAAAATGGATATCTTGCAGTTAACGAGATAGCAGACAGGCTTAAAACAAAGCAGGGCATAGAGCTTATTAAGCCGATAGACTCAGAATCTCAAATGAGTCTATGTGAAGTCATAGCTGCTGAAGACGGCAGCGAATACAAGGTCGGAGATAGAATACACACTACAAAGATAATACCCGAAGACGCTCTTATCTTTGACAAAAAAGGTGAAAAGCACTCTTTTTGGTATGTCAAAGAAGAAGATGTAAGAGCGATAATCGAGGAATAACACTATGGAATTGAGTGGAGTCCAAAAAGCAGGCGAATTTATAGAGATTGAAAAAGAAAGACAGGAAGAAGAATGCAAGCATCATCAGGTAAAGTCAGACTGTTTCTTATGTTACAAAGAAGAAGAAAAGAAGCAATAAAGATATTAACAGTGTCAAAAGAAAAGAGCATAGAGTATAATATAAAAAAGTTAGTCGTCTTGCTGATGACTAATGCAAAAAAATCGTCCAACAGATAAGAAAGCGATTTTAGATGAGCATATTGCAGAAGCTAAGAGCTATGTCTTAGAAGGCGACGACAAAGTCGCTTACGATTTGTTCACAAAAAGGCGTGATGAGATGCAAGAGTTCAGGAAAGATGTGCATGGAGTCAACATTGAAAACATCTGGAAAGCAGCAGATAGAGCGTATGTGCCTCATACTTTAGAAATGAAAGCTGGAAGAAAAGCTTTTGCTTCAGATGATGAGCTTGGATGGAGAAGCATTCCAATCACAATAGGAGAGAATAAATCATGGCAAGAAAATTCTGTTCCAGTTAATCCCTATGTAAAAATCAATACAGCTCTTAACATTCTTGTAGACAGGAATCCAGAAGCAGTTTTCAAAGCGTTTTCAGACCAATATGAAGGAGCATCTCTTCTTCATGCAGAGCTTTACAAAAGAAACTGGGATTACGCTAATTCAAGGCAGGTCTTGAAAAATGTCATACTCAATGGAGCAAAGTACGGCATTCTGTGCTTAAAGAATTTTCCTCTTATTCAAAAAAGAGAAGTCAGAAATCTGGAAGAGTTTAATCCTGCTGATCCTTCGAAAAATAAATACTCTGACCATACGATAACTGTGTATGATGATGTGTACCGGAAAGGATTGAATCCTTGGACTACGTGGTTTGATGAATCTGCAAAGCCCGGGATGCCTATGTCTCTTAATGATTGGTGTCATTACGATGAAATAGGCTGGTGGAAAGCAAGGGAGCTATTCGGTCATTTAAAAAATTGGAAATACGTAGTGCCGATAGGGTCAGAGGCAAAGTCTCCAAACGATAAAAGCGACGTAGAAGAAGAAGGAGAGAAGAAGCACAAAAGAACTGACACTGTAAAGTTTTGGTACTATGAAAATTTAGAATGGGACCTTTATCTTGTTTGCACAGACAGCGGGATAGTTCTTATCAATGAGCCGATAGCAAAAAAGCCAGAGAATAAGATGCTCATGTGTTCAGTAGCGCCGTGGAGTCTTAGAAGCTCAGAAACAATCTATGGGATAGGATTGTATGAGCTTATGAGGAATGACTACAAGATTTATCTAAAAGTTAGAAACATGTCTGTAGACCAGCTTGCTCTTTCAATTTATAAAGGATTCTTCTTTCAGGGGCCAAACACTCTTGAATCTACTGGCAAAATTGCTCTTGCTCCGGGAGAAGGGAAGCAGATAAGCAACCCTAAAGACATCAACTGGAATATCGTTCCAGGTCCGGGAAGAGAAGTTCAAGACTGGATGGACAGAATTAAGAATGACATTGATGATGCAACTGGCATAGTAAAAACGCTAGAAGGTGAATTGTCCCCCAACGCTAAAGCATTTGATATTGCTCAAGCTAGAGAAGCAGCTTTGAAAAGGCTGAAAGGTCCTCTCGGAAGCATAGGATATCTTTTGGAGCAGGATGCTTATATCTCAGTTGCTAATTTTGAAGAGATGTACTCTCTTCCGGAAGTTTATACTTACTCAGACATTGATACAATCAATACGTATAAAGAGATGCTTCAGAACAAAGAGCTTCCTGATAACGTAGAAATCTTTGAAGACAGCCAAGTAAATGAAGAAACTGGAGAGCCCATTGATAGCTTAGAGGTTCATAAATACAGGAGGATAGGCTTGCATCTAGACAGAGATGATGATGGAAATATCCAGCAGTCAGAGGAAGAGATGTTCTTTTCGTTAAAGCCTAAAGATTTGCCTTGGAAAGGAATAATTCAAGTTACGGGACAGTCTATCCTTGTAGAATCTCCCTTGCTTGAAAGGCAAGAAAAGCTTGAAATGTCAAATCTTCTTCTTCCTTTATTTGCTCAACCCCCTCAGCTTTATCTTTCTGCAGCAAAGCAAATCATAAAGATTTATAAAGAAGAAGCAAAGGATTGGCTCCCAGAGACTTGGCTGCAATTTGAAGAAATGAAAAAGAATCCTCCGCCTCAGCCGTTATTTGTGAATCCTATGGAGGGACAGGCTGTTTCTGGTGTATCTCCCCAGGGCATGGGTAGTACTCCATTCATGGGAGCAAATGAAGCTCCTGCAGAGGTTCAAGCAGCCCAGAAAGTAGTTCCAGCGACTCAAGCGCAGCCAAGACAAAGGTCTTTAGTGGGCCGAGCAGTTCAAAAGATAATAAGTCCATTCAATCGAACATGAAGCGAAGAGAACATGCAGTTAGAAATCCAGAAAAGCTTCTTGTTAGAATCGATGATTGGCTTAGAAAAAACGCAAAAGAAGTCAAAGGCTTCGAAGTGGATGTCATTTTTACAGGCAATATCAAAACTTTTGAAAGATCTTATGAAAAAGAAGGCACCAAGCATAGTGTAATAACACGTAGATTTAAAAACTTTGAAGAGCTGAAAAAATACTATGGCAAGTCGTTTATCCAGCGAATTAAAAAATTTGTTAACAGAGCATGAAGAGACGCTTCAGATAGTAGCACGACAGCTTAAGTCGCAGTGGAAGAGCGAAAGAATAAAAAGAGAGAATGAGTTTGAGACAATCTATACTTTAGGCAACATAGAAGGAATGTGTGATGGAGTAGACGTATTTTTAAAGGAGCTAGAGAAAATTGCTTCTTCTGAATAAAATGATTTTAGAAAGAGACAAAACTTCATTAAGAGATTTTTCTGGAAGAGGAAATGATGTAGATTTAGAAGTGAATTGGAACAATCATGTCAATGAATGCAAGTATGTTAAGCTTAAGATGAGAGATGATGAAGCTATCATAAAGAAAGAACATCTATGGGCTGCTCTATTCTCTTATTCTGAAGAAGACAAGCAAGAAAAGATGATACCAATTGTTCAAGTTCCAGTAAGGCATCATAGGACAATAGTCACAGTAGCAGCTAGAGCAGATTTAAAAAAAGGACAGCTCTTTCAGCTTCCAATGACGATATCAACAGATTTAAGAACAGGGAAAATGGTCGTAAAGCCCTAAACATTCTTTTGCGAATTTTTATCTCAGTTCTTCTTCTGAGCATAAAAAGAAGCAAAAATAATAAAAATTATGCCAAGAGGTGTTTATGACAGAGACAAGACAGAAGGAGAAAACAGCTCTGCTCCGTTAGAGGAGCAAAAAGTTGAGAATCAAGTTCTTTCTGCATTAGAAACTATCGCTTCTCGTCTTAATGTCATCGATGAAAGGCTTAAAGAAGTAGAGCAGTACAAGCCAAAGTCTGCAACAGAGCTCATAGAGCAAGCTCAGAAAGAATTAGCAGAAAAGAGAGGTGATGTTCCTCAGGCTTATACTCCAGAATCAGACGTGACTCTTTCTTCTAAGAGGATTGCTCCAAAGCATCGTATTATTGTAGACGGTGTTCTTGGAAAGCAATTTGCAGCATGGGAAACTTATAATGAAGTAGACTCTACTCATTTCTTCTTTCATGTGCAAGTTCCAGAAGGACTTAGCTCTATACCTCAAAGAGACAAGAACTTCAATATCGGTTCAGACATTCGTTCTAAAGCAATACCGAATGCAGATGGAGAGAATGGCGTACGACAGTGGTGTTTATTGATAAGGAAGAATCTTAATCAATTTTACACCCAGAATGGCATCAGGTCCCCTTTTGCAGAAGCCGGGGTATAGTACCATTAGAAATCTAAAAGATGTTAACAGAGGCAGTTCTAAGTCATTCAGATATAGTTTATAATGTAACTGAGGATTTAGAAGTGATAATACTTTATGTTTATGTCTAAAAAGAAACAGAAGAGAGAAGCAGAAGCTAACAGGTCTAAACTGGGAGAAGATGTGAATAGCGCTTTGAAAGAAATCAAAGTAATTCTTGAAAGATATAATTTGATTTTTGATTCTCAGATGCAATACACTGACAGAAAAATTTTCCCAACTATTGTATTAGTCCGAAGAGATGCTTCTGCACAGCTAGCTCAGAGAGAGCAAATTCCAACAAGATTAAATGTCTAGCTCTTAGAAAATTGCATGTCTTGCCAATTACAGTTTGAGGGGCTTCTTGAGCTCACTCCTTAAGCTGCTATTGTATACTGGCAAGACGGCAATAGCATCTTCGAGGCAGTGGATTCAGGCGGCTCCTCAAACGGGGAGTCGTCTGTTTAATTTTGCTTCTGAGTTTGTCTGGCCCCTTCAAGCCAGCCAAAAATGGAAGAAAAGCAACAAACAAAATGGGCAAAATTGTAAACAATCCCGACTTCACTGATGATACTTCTTTAGACACTTCAACTAAAGTCGATGAGACAAAAGATGAAGAAGTCGAAGAGAAGGGAGAAACGACTGAAACCAGTGAAGGGGATGAAAAGGAAGAAAAAGATGCCGATTCCGACAAGGAAAAGGAGTCATCGGAAACTTCCTCCGAAGACAAAAAAGCTTTAGCTGCAAAACAGCGAGAGCTTGAGGGTCTAAACAGAGAAGAAGAGCAGCTTGGCAGCCAGCTTTCTGACATAGAGAAACAGATAGCAGAAAAAAGACAGGCTATTGTTTCTAAAAGAGCAGTTCGCAGAGAAAAGAGAGAAGATTTGAAAAAAGATTCTTTTCAATCTGACGAACAAGAAGATGACATTTTGAAAGATGTCGACCCTAAAGAGGTTGACAGATTGAATAAAGTCATCAAAGCTCTTGGATATGTGCCTAAAGCAGAGATTGAGCAACAGCGATTCGTTGAAACTCAGTCTGAAGCTGAAAAAGAGTTCTTTACTTCTCATCCGGAATATAAGCCGGAAAATGACCCAAATGACGAATTGTATGGAACGTTGAGGGAAGAGTTTAGCATGTTTGCTAGACCTAAGACTCCTTCTCAAGTCAAAAGCTTGTTAGAAAGGGCCCATCGAGAGGTGGCTCATAAGTTTCCAAGCAAATTCGTCCCAAAGAAAGATTCGAGTTCTAGTCAAAATATCAAAAGCAACAGAGCTAGAATGGCTGTTGCTGGTGCTGGACAAAGCGCCTCAGGAGCTTCTTCTAAGAATTTACACTCTAAAGAAAAAAAGTTTTCTCCAGATATGCGTCATAATATGCACGGATATTCTGAAGAAGAGCTTGATGAGATGGGATTCTAGAAGTAGTCGGGCTCTTGAATTAACAGAGAAAATTAGATATGGCTTTTCGTTTAGTGAAAGACCCGCTAAACACCCAAGCAGAATATCTTCCAGTTAGCTCTTTGACTCTTGCTCTTGGTTCAGTTGTTGAATTGGACATTGGAGCAACAGCTTGGACTGCTGGAAATGCCTCTACTGAGCATTGGCAGAAAAAAGCTGTGCTTATTGAAGCAGCTGCTTCTACAGATACTGAAGTTTTAGCTGTCATGGTTAATGACTATCAGCTCTGGGAAGTAGATACTGACAGCAATTCAGCTGCAGCCGATAATGGAGACAGAATGCTTCTGTCTGCAACGGCTGGGCAGGTGAACAACACTGGTACAGACAATACTTCTGAAGAAGCTTGCTTCATTCAGAAGGCGCCAGTAGATGCTGCAGCAGATGCTAACATTCTTGGTTGGTTGGTGGCGGGAACGGGTGTCAACCCGGACGCTGCTTAAAGCCACTTCTTTTGTAATATGCCTGTACCCTTAACAATTGCTGATGCAGCTGACGCAGTAGATGTGTCAATACAGAAGATGTGGATAAAGTCCGCAGATGCTGCGAACGTAAGGCCCTCTTATTACGATAAGTATTTTAACGTAGAAAGAGGAATTACTGACCAGCTTGTGAAGGACACATCTTTGACAGGTCTCGGGGAGGCTGCTCGTATACCAGAACAGTCCGTCATAGTCGGTGAATCTCCCGTACAAGGCTATGATAGGACTTACACTCAAGTAGAATACGGGAAACTCTCATCTGTCACGAAACACATGTGGAAATTCGGTATTAAGAAAAGAAAACTTGAAGGCGTTGTTGACGAGCTTCGTCGAGCTTGTGAACGTCGTCGAGAGCGTCTCTGTGGAGACCGGTTGGACCAATCGTTCAACACTTCTTATACCGTTACTGATGATGGTGGCAATTATAGTGCTACTATTTCAGGAGGCGATGCAGTAGCTTTCATCTCTAACGCTCATACGAGAGAAGATGGAGGCACTAACTGGAACAATCGTATCACAGATGGCACAACGGTAAATATGGACCTTGACTATGATGCTATTAAAGCTGCTCATAGAACGGCTGCTCTTGTCAGAGATGGCAAAGGCAACTTGATGGACCTTAGCTTAGACACAATGGTAGTCCGAAAGGGCTTCGCCAATGAGTTTAGAGCAAGGGAAATCCTTGGGGCAGTAAGAGCAGGAGGCAAGCAATCCATGCCGTCTAGTGCAGATAATGATGCGGCTGGTGTTCCAGCATTCAAGATTCTTCCTCTTCCTTGGCTTGATTCTAACACTGCATACTGGTGGATGTTCGACTCTTCATTAGTCGGACCCATGTTCGGTTTGCAGCTTAAAGAGTCTCAGCCAATTTTGCTGGAAGGACCGAATATCGTCTTTAAGACTGGAGAAGTTCAGTATAAAGCTACGACTATGTTTGACCTTGGTCATAACGATGCTCGTAACTTTGTTGGCTCGCAAAATACCAATACAGCCTAAGGCTGATTAACATAAAAATATGACTGAAGGGGGAAGCTGTCTTCTTTTAGAAGTCAAGAGTACCCCCTTCAATCAGACTTAAAAAGATATGGCTTATTTCAACGGTCGAAGTTACACAAATTACAGGGGAATCAATCTTACTGCAGACAATGGGTGTGTTCGGTTTGTAACTCCGACAACTACACCCACTGCTACTTCAGGAGAAAGATTGATGTATGTAAACAGTTCTAACCAGCTTATTTTTAGCGATGGTTCTACAGATACCACGCTAGGCTCTGCTGGGGGAGTATCTAACTTCAGTCTGAATGATGCTTACGATGATGGTTTTGCCATCACTGTAGACGGATCGGCTGTCACTCTGAACGCTTCTCATGCTACCAACAACGCTTTCAACGTCCGATACGTCGGATCTGGAACGGGTAACATGATTGACATTCAGAACGACTCTTCAGGTACTGATGGTTTTGATATTCAAGGAACTGACAACTTATGGAGTGTTAGCTCTGCTGGTGCTTTGCTTGTTGCTTCCATTGCGGATGTGACGACCAATGCAACCTTGCAGGTTGACGGTGATGGAACTGGGGGTGTGACTATCGGTGGAGTTTCTACCGGTATTGTTACAATCACTCCTGCTTCTACTCTCACTGGAGCGGTTACGGCTACGGCATCTGTCACAATTACTGGCACTGCTGGCACAGACGTTTTCACGGTTACCGCTGGAGACCTTGTAGTGTCGGACGGTTCTTTAACGATGACTGATGCTGACAATGCAAACACTGTAGCAATTACTAATAACACAATTTCTTCAAGTTCACTCATCGCAGCTACTGCGAACGGAATTACCTCTGGTGATTTTCTTCTCTTTACTACGACTGATGCTGGATTTTCTGGAAACTATCTTCGTTTTAACGACGGAGCAGATGTGTTTACAGTAGGAGATGAAGGTGCAGTTACTATCGCTGGCGGAGGTGGAACAAACGTCTTGACCCTTACTGCTGGTGATGCTGTTTTAAGCGATGGTTCAGTCACTCTTACTGACGCAGATAACGCTGCTACTTTATCGCTTCTAAACGATACGGCTAGCACGATTGGCGCATCAGCAGATGCTGGAGTAGTGCAGATTGATTCTGCTTCTCTTACAACTGGGCGATTGCTTAATCTTACATTAAGTGAAGGTTCATTGGCTGGAGGTAGCTATCTTCGTTGCTATGACCAGACTGGTGCTGAAGCAGTGTTTGATGTTGGAGAAAATGGTCTTACAACTATTCTCGGCAGTGCCAGTGGAACTGACGCATTAGTCTTGACTGCTGGGGATATTCTTCTCACCTCTGGTGCGTTGGATATGACAGTCGGTGACTTGACTCTTGCAGATGGTTCAGTAGTTCTTACTGACGCTGACAACGCTGCATCTCTCTCTGCAACGAACAGCACTGCATCTACAGTTGGTGCTGCTGCAGATACTGGTATTGCTCATCTTAGTTCTGCTTCCTTAACAACTGGTCGTTTGCTCAACCTTTCGTTGAGTGAAGGCTCGTTAAATGGCGGTAGTTACTTGAGATGCTACGATCAGACTGCAACTGCAACGGTGTTTAGCGTTGGAGAAGACGGCCTAACTACCATTACTGGTAGTGCATCTGGAACTGATGCTTTGGTTCTTACTGCTGGAGACATTCTTCTTACGTCTGGTGCTTTTGACATGACGGTTGGAGACATGACTCTTGCGGACGGTTCAATCACAATCACAGATGCAGATAACGCAGCCTCCTTTTCTCTTACGAATAACACTGCTACAACGATTGGGGCGGCTGCTGATTCTGGAGTAGCCCTTCTTACTTCTGCTTCTCTTACCACCGGACGACTCCTAGAACTGTCTCTAAGTGAAGGAAGCTTGAATGGCGGTAGTTACCTCCGCTGTTACGATCAAACTGCTACAGCGGCAGTGTTTACTATAGCAGAAGATGGAGCTACGACAGTAGCTGGTTCAGCTGCTGACACAGCGGCTCTTACTCTTACAGCTGGCGACATAGTAGTTTCAAGCGGCGATATAAACGTTAGCATTGGAAATGTAACCGTTGCTGATACCGCTGATAACTATGTTCTAGACGTAACTGGTAACGCATCTGCTGCTACACAAGCAGCAGTAAGATTTACTCAAGATCATCTTACTGGAGCAGTTCCAGTTCTTGAACTCGACCAAGACGACACGGATGTTGCCTTCGTTCGGTTCACTGGAACAGCTGGCTCGGGAAGTTCATTAGATACTAGGACGACTAGTGGAACAAACACCCATCACATCAAAGTTACCATCAACGGTACTGATGCTTGGATTCCTGCTTCAACTAACGCTCCTTCTTAATCGACTGACTTTCCTCTCTCCTCCTCTTTGTCTCACTCACAAAAGGGGGAGAGAATAGGAGAGTTAGAATAAAAAAATGTCAAGACACACAAACACATTAAACGTTTTTACTTTTCGTAATACTATTACGACAAGTGGAGTACCAGAGCCTTTACATGCTTATGGTACTATTAGTGGAACTGGAATAGCCTTTGTGGCTGCTAGCGCTACAGTAGAAAATAGACCAACTATCACGGATAGTGGAAATGGCTTTGTAACAGCTGGTTTTCTTGCTGGAGATTATATCAGAGTTCAAAATACTGTTAGCAATAATGGATTCTACCATGTTGATGCTGCAGTAGCTGGCACTCTTTTTCTTAGGAGAGGAAAAGATTTAGTAGCTGAAACAGCTGGTACTAGATTCTATGTTTCTACTGTTCATGGAGGAGATGCTAGAGCCGGAGGATATCCTCTTCCAGACGGAATGACTGTCACAGTAAGAGCAATGGAAGCTAATACCGGGGTGATTAACATCGGAGGAAGCTATACAGAAGCTCTTAATACAAATAGCAACTCATACAGGCTGCCCCCTAACGGCACCGTATCTCTTCAGCCTAGAGATTTGTCTTTGGTCTGGATAGATGCAGCAGTTAGCGGAGAAGGGGTAGAATGTATTTTTGAGTTTTAATTAACATGGCACAAAGCAATTTACCCTCAACAACTAATGTTCAACTTAATGCCGGCGATATTGCTCTTGGCGGAGTAGAAATTAAAGACGCAGATGGTTCCGCTAGAGTAGCAGTAGTTACTGGCGCAAATAATTTAGCAAACGGCAATCAGATGGTGACAGCTGCTGTTCTTTATGGTTATGATGGTTCAACGTATGATAGGATAGCATTTGTAACTCCTGTATCTGGGATGTCAAATCCGACTGGAGCTATTGCGGTTGTATCTCATCTCATGGGATATGATTATAGTAATACTACTTGGAATCGTCTTAGAGCAACTGAGCAGTATGGTCTTCAAGTAGATATTACAAGGAGCGGTTCTCTTACAGTTAATACAGAACTACCGGCTGCTGCTGCTCTTGCAGACAATACAACTAATCCAACTACTTCTCTTATAGGCGCTTGTATTCTTGGATTCGATGGCACTACATGGGATAGAGTTACGAATGGTGGA